TGTTGTTTGGAACTAGTGCTACTGCTGGAGCTAAAATATTTGCTACCTTAACAATAGAAGGTAGAGACAGCGGTGCTCGTTTAACTATTCCTGTAACTATAAGTAAAATATAAATTATAATATAAAAATAAAAATATGGCTTTTAATACCCTAGCTCCTGAAGATTTTGTTGTAAGTTCTGATACTATAACCTCTACTTTATGGTCAAATAATACATTAAACCTCCCCGGATTTTTTACCTCTTCAACACAAGAAGCAGGATCATCTGGAGACTTTTATTTAAATGTATATCAAACATCATCAACAAATTTAGCAGCAGAAATCCAATTTGCTATTGCATATGGTAACAAATACTCAAGCGGAAGTGCATTTTTTAATAATTCTGCCCCCGGTTTTTCTCCATCCCGAACTACTTATGGACAATACAGAAATTTAGTACTTGGAGATGAAAATGCTAACTTTTTATTTGGAAATGTTACGTCTTCAGATTTTTTTGTTATATCTATTGATAGAACTCGTTATAAAGAATCTTTACTTCCAGGTTCACTAACACTAGTTTTATCAGGAAGTCAAGTAGGTAGTAATGGAGGTAAATTATCTTTAACAGATAATAGTAACATTACTACAACTAATATATTTACAGATGCTGGTAGAATTTTTCAGATAGTAAGTGGCTCAGCAGGTACAGTATATACTGGTGTTAATTCTAATGGGTGGTCCTTAGCCTCCGGTTCATATGGTTGGTTTTTACCAGACATATCAACTATTTTATTAAACCCATTAGCCATTTCCTCTTCACTTAACGTAGGACCAAATAGAACTACAAACAGTGATGGATTTAATTATAGAACATTATACACAGCAATTAGTGGAGGTGGTAATTTTCAATTAAATAATCAAGAAACTATATCATCGGATTATATTTTTATTAGAGCAAGAAATGCTGAGTTTAACTATTCAGAAAACCCAAGTTTTATTTCAGGAAGTACAGGTGAAGTAGTGTTTAATCAATTTGTTAATCATCCACAAACTTTTCCTACTACAATAGGATTATATAACGACGCTCATGAATTATTAGCAGTAGCAAAACTTTCAAGACCTTTATTAAAAGATTTTACAAAAGAAGCTCTAGTAAGAGTAAAATTAGATTTTTAAAATGAATGAGTGTTTACAAGCAATTTTTATCACCGGACATAGTTGTAACTCCCTTTAAAGTCAATAAAGATTTTAGTTTTCAAGGAACTGCTTCTTTAACAGATGACCCTAGTGTAGGTATAGATAGATTTATAGGAAACATTTCAAATTTAGTTCCAATTTTTAATCCATCTTCAAGTATATATCCATCTGGATATGATTTTAGTGTGTATAATGAGGTTCCAAGCCCATACATAGTACCTAGAGTTTATAGATATGATTATTCCGGTTCTAGACTTATATATCCTGAAATAGTTACTGGTCAAATTAAAACTCAATTTCAAAGATTAATTTATCATTCTATAAAACAACTTTATTATTCTAATTATTTAAGTTCAAGTTATGGAGATACTCCAACTAAAACAGAAATAATTTTAGGAAGTGATCGTGAAGGAGATGTAATGGTAGGATCTATACATAATCCTATATATGATAATTACTTACAAACAACCCAACTTTATAGAAAATATTTCCCTACTGGCTCAGACAACAACAATAGTGCATCAATAGGGGTTATTTCAATACCTACACGCTTATTTGGAGATTATATAAAACCAACTTCATTTGTGTTTTCTACTGAAAGTGGAAGTTTAACAGATGATGGTAATGGAAACATATGTTATAGCTCTAGTTACACAAGCTCAGTAATAGTAGGAAATATTTTTTATGCTCATGGTCTTATAACTATTATTGGAAATGAAGATGTATATAGTCATATAGCAGAATATGGAAATGCAACATATGATCTTTCACTTTATGGGGGTGGTGGATCATTTAATAGCAAAATAATAAGTTTTATAGAATCTCCAAACGTTACTATGTCTTTTGCTAGTACTTATACTATTCATGAAACACAGTATAAATGTACTATACGTGAAAATGAATTTAATTCTACATTAAACCCAAGTACATCGTCAGGAAGTATAGCTATATCAAGTTCTATAGGAACATTTTATTCTCCAAATACAACATTGTATAATTTTGCAACTGCATCTTTCTTTTCTCCATATATTACTACAGTTGGTTTATATAATAATAATAAAGAATTATTAGCTATAGCTAAATTATCTCAACCCTTACCTTCTTCACTAACAACTGATACAACAATTATAATTAATTTAGACAGGTAATGATTAAACTAATTAACATATAAAAAAATAAAATGTGGTTATACGAAAATAAAGTTATAGAAAAAACAGAAGATTTCCCTGAAGGTACATTTGGGTATGTTTATCGAATTATTAATTTAGTAAATGGTAAATCATATATAGGTAAAAAACAACTTTTATCAAAAATTAATAAAAAACTAGGTAAAAAAGAAATTGCTGCTTTACCAACACAACGTGGTAGAACACCATCTACAAAATTAATTATATCTGAATCAAATTGGTTAACATATTGGGGCAGTTGTAAACCTCTTTTAAACGATGTTAAATCATTAGGTGAAGATAAATTTAAAAGAGAAATCTTAACAATTTGTAAAACAAAAAAACAATTAACATATTATGAAGTAATGCATCAAGTTAAAGAAGATGTACTATTCATTGACAGCTACAACGATAATATTCTAGCAAAATTTCATAGAAGAGATTTTTAATTAGGCTTATTCAAAATTTTTATTTATATTAATATTAATGTCTAATGCGGCTTTAATATATTTGATAGACTCTGTTTTAGGCAGTGGTAAACCAACGTCTAAAGGTAATAGAGCATATCATTGTCCAGAATGTAAACATCACAAGTTAAAATTAGAAGTAAATTTAGATGAATCATCTTCTCACTTCCAATCATATCAGTGTTGGGTTTGTTCTTTTAAGGGCAAAAAATTAACTACACTATTTAAAAAAATAGAGGCAGATTCAGATAAAGTAAATGAATTAAGATTTTTAATTAAATCATCACCTAAAGATAATCGTCAAGAAATAACACTTAAAAGAGTATCTTTACCTACAGAATTTATATCTTTATTAAATCCACCAAGTAATCTTACCGCTAAACAAGCCATACATTATTTAAATAAACGAGGTATTAGTAAAATCGATATACTTAAATATAACATAGGATACTGTGAATTTGGCGTTTATTCTAACATGATTATATTACCATCATATGATTCAAACGGTAATTTAAATTACTTTACATCACGCAGTTTTAATAAAAATTCTAAAATAAAATATAAAAATCCAGATGTGTCAAGAGACATAATTGGATTAGAATTATTTATAAATTGGAATGTACCTCTTGTTTTATGTGAAGGCATATTTGATGCTATAGCTATTAAACGCAATGCTATTCCTTTATTAGGTAAAAACATTCAACCTGAATTAATGAAAAAAATCATTAACTCATCAGTTGAAAAAATATACATAGCTTTAGACAAGGATGCTATTAAACAAGCTTTAAACTTTTGTGAAACACTAATGAATGAAGGTAAAGAAGTTTATTTAGTAGACATAAATGAAAAAGATCCCTCTGATATGGGATTTGAAAAATTTACTAATCTTATTCAAAAAACATTACCACTAACCTTCTCAAACTTAATTGAGAATAAATTAAAAACAATATGATAGAAAAAGGAAATTCAATACATAGTAAAAGTATCAAACGATTACTTGAAGTAGATAGTAAAAGTAATCAAATTAATTTTTTAGACAATAGGTTTTACAAACATGGAGATTTGTATTACCCTTCAGTAACAAGTATTTTACAATATTTTCCTAAAGGTAAATTTTTTGAAAATTGGTTAAAAGATGTAGGACATAATGCTGAATTTATAGCTAAAAAGTCAGCAGATGATGGTACTCAAACTCATAGTTTAATTGAAAGATACTTAACAGGTGAAAAGCTTGATTGGTTAGATGATAAAGGTAATGCTCTTTATTCATTACATGTTTGGCAAATGTTGCTTAAATTTGTTGAATTTTGGGAAACAGAAAAACCAGAACTTATTGAAAGTGAAATTCATTTATTTTCACACGAACATAAAATAGCTGGTACTTGTGATTTAGTCATTAAATTAAGAGATGAGTTATGGATATTAGATATTAAAACATCAAATAGTTTACACACATCATATGATTTACAGTTAGCAGCTTACACTACATGCTGGAATGAAAATCATAAACCTAAAATTAAAAATACTGGTGTAATATGGTT